ATGGGATATCATGTTGAGTTCCTTGTTAACTTTGATGGAACTGAAAATCGTGATACAGTTGTAGTCTATTTCCCATGTAAGACTCCAGAAGGATCTATCCTCACGAAGGATATGGATGTAATCAAGCAGCTTGAAATGGTTAAAAAGCTTCAAACTGTTTGGGCTGACAACGCCGTTTCAGTTACAGCTTATTATAAACCAGAAGAACTTGAGTCTCTTAAGGATTGGTTAAAGAATAACTACGAGCATAATATCAAGAGCGTAAGCTTTTTGCTCTTTAAGGATCACGGCTTCAAGCAAGCTCCATATCAAGAAATCGATGAGACCTCATACCTTTCTGCAAGCAGCAAGGTTAAGCCTTTATCAAATATGACCATTAATAGCAGTGAAATGCTAGATATGGCTGAATGTTCAAGCGGTGCATGTCCAATCAGGTAAATAAAATATTAATTTCTGGTGGAATTGGGGATTTCCTGCAATGTTTAGATATTGCAGTGACTATCCCCTCTTCCATAGAAGTTATCGTCATGACTCATTTTAAAGGCGCGGAGAAATTCTTTGCGCCTTTTTCTGATCTAAAAAATTATAAGTTTATTTATTTCGATGATATAACTTCATATTCTGAGGCTATGTCTTCAATAAATCAACCTAATTTAATTAATTGTCCAAGGTCGAAATTTATGGATACTGCATTTCCTTACGAGGTGCAGTCTCCTTTTGATAACGATAACGAAATAATTGGAATACATCCTTATGGCAGCAATTTTGCTAAAAATGCATATCAGCAATTTAATTTTCCAGAAAAAAGAATATCTAAAGAATGCGTCGAGAAAATAATTAAACCAGACAAGAACTATCTTATTTTCGGAAGCGAGAAAGAAACTTCAGAATTTGAGTATTTAAAAGATGCTCCGAATGTATGCCTTGTTTCTCATCCTGATATTTGGGTGAGTTTAAGTCACGTTTATCTTTGCAAAAAGGTAATTGCTGTAGACAGTTCTATTAAAACAATGTCTCTCGTTAAGAAGATTCCTACATATTTAATTGTTGGAGATTTTCCAGACAAAATTAGAGATAAATATTTTATTCAGCCATATTTAGATACTGGTTGCTTGCAAGTCCTATGGGCAAAAGATCCTAAAAATAATGAAAAAGAAATCGTTGAATTCATCGAAAAAGAAGTATATAAGAATAATTGACGGCAAAGAAGTCGTATTTCATAGCTTCGGTAATTATTTAATTGAATTATTAATATCTGATATAAAAAACGTCTCTTTTCCAAGAGAAATGAAATTTGCTAATATTCTAGGCAAAATTTCAACAGATCAAACTTTTTGGGAATCTTTGCCCAATGAAAAAGTATATTCTCTCGCTTTCTTTATAAAGAAGGAAAATCAAGATATAATAAAGTATCATCATGATCTGTTTATTAAAAACAAATGGGCAGATTTCATCAAAAGCAAGAAAAACTCTCTTGACTTCCCAAAACAAGAAGTCATACTCTCTGAAACTAAAGTAGGAGAAGATGTAGAAATAAAGAAACCTATTTTATCAATTAAAGATTTTATTAATTATGGCTAGACCTCCAAAGAATCAAGACGCAAATACCGTAGCTTCAAAACTATCTTCATTAGATAAGTATCTAAAAGAAAATTCAGAATATCATTTTGCATTCGATAATCCTGTTGAATATGTAGTCAGCAGCGGAAGTTTGGTGCTTGATATGGAAATGGGCGGCGGAATTCGTCCCGGTGTTGTGCGATCAACAGGCATCACCGAAGGCGGCAAGACATCAAACGCTCTTGCTTTTGCTAGAAATTTCCAGAAAGTACACCCTGACAATGGCGTGGTAGTTTATATCAAGGCTGAAGGACGACTCTCTAAAGAGATTATCTCACGATCTGGAGTAGATACTGATCCTGCTAAGTGGAAGGTTATTCCTACAAATGATTTTGAATTTGTAATTGATATGATCAGGAATGTAACTAAATTGAATCCTGATGATAAATATTATATGTTCGTTATTGATTCACTAGACTCTCTGGTTCCAAGAAATGATATTGAAAAGGGCGCAAGTGAAGCTGATCGAACTGCTGGCGGCGCACTTCTTACTTCCAACTTTCTTAGAAAGATGGCTAATTATTTTTCTACGAAGGGACATATCTGCTTCTTGATTTCTCAGGTTCGTTCTACAATTAAGATTAATCCTTACGAAAAGGGAGATCCCAAGGTTACCAACGCAAGTGGCGGTAATGCTGCGCTACATTATTCTGACTGGATTCTTGAGTTTCAGCAACGCTTTCAAAAAGATATCATTTTTGGCGGCGCAGATAATAAAACCCCAATTGGACATTGGTGCAAGATTATGTTCCGAAAGACTCCAAATGAAAAGACTGGAGTTGAAGTTAAATATCCAATTAAATATGGCCGCGATAATGGTAATAGTATTTGGGTAGAATATGAGGTCATTGAGCAATTAAAAGCTTGGGAAATGATCGAAGCCAAGACTGCTTGGATTACCGTATGCGACGATCTATTGAAGGAACTATCTGAAAATGGATTTACGATTCCTAAGCAGATTCAAGGAATGGATAATTTTAGAAAGCTGCTAGAAGAAGATCAGAAGTTAACTGCTTATCTATTTGAAAAATTTATCCGAGTTTTCAAGAAATGAGATTATTTTCATTATCTGGAAAACTTGTAAGCAAGAATGTCAGCAAATATAGAATAGATTGGGATAAAAAATCCCGATCAAATATTCAATTTGAAGTAAAGCAGTTCCTATCTCAATACTGGAAAAATCATATTGTTTATGAAGAATTTCCGGTATATGGGAGCAGGATGAAGGTTGACTTTCTCAATGCAACTCGTAAGATAGCTGTAGAGGTGAATGGCGCACAGCATACCTCTTTTAATAAATTCTTTCATCAAAATTCTCGCGCAAAATATCTTTCATCAATCCGTAGAGATTATGAAAAATATGAATGGCTTATGAAAAATAATTATAAATTCATAGAGCTTGAGCAAGGAGATATGAAAGAACTTTCTCCAGACTTTATTCTTAAAAAATTCGGTATAGAAATATGACAATTTATTCACTACAAGTAGAAAAACATGTTATTGCAGGTATCTTTAAAAACAAAGATATTCTTTGCGAACTTGTAAATTTCGTAACAGAAAAAGACTTCTATAATGAAGTGCATTCTACAATCTTTCTCGTTTGTAAGAATTTATATTTAAATAAGCAGGAAATAGATAAGGTTCTAGTTGCTCAGAAGATTAAGGATCTTGGAGTATCGTTTAAAGACGAGATTAATATATTCGATTATGTAGAAAGTATTACGTTCGCTCAATTGAATGAAAAGGCTACAATTGAGGCGGCAAAAGAGTTAATTAAACTTCGTGTACGTCGAGAGATGTATTACACAGGAGAGAAAATTAAAAATACTGCTCAAAAAGCTTCTGATGATTCATTGAATGACTTTATTCTTAGCTGTGATAAGATTTATGCAGATAAAGTATCTAGCATCGAAATAGATGAAAAGCCATGTAATCTATTTGAAACTATTGCTGAGAAAGTAGAAGAACGTGGAAATAATATTAAAGATGATACTGGATTAATTACTCCATATCCAGAATTTAATCGTTTGTATGGTGGTCTTCGTCCCGGTAATATTTATGCGATTGTATCTCGCCCCGGTCAGGGTAAAACAACTTGGATAAATGATATCTGCTTAAAGACTTCTCTTAAAAATAACGTTAAAGCTCTCATTCTTGACACCGAAATGAGCGCAGAAGAAATGCAATTTCGCATGATCTCTTCAGTATCAGGTGTTCCAATGTGGTTCGTCGAGACTGGCAACTGGCGTAGAAATGCTGAAATGACAAGAAAAGTCAGAGAAGCTTTGAAAAAAGTTGTCGATTATAAATATTATCATTACAGAGTAGGCAGCAAGAATATCGATGAAATTTGTTCTCTAGTTAAAAGATGGTACTACAAGGAAGTTGGGCGCGGAAATCAATGTATTGTCGCTTACGATTATGTAAAACTTACCGGAGAAAAGATTGGTCAAAACTGGGCAGAACATCAAGTCATTGGCGAGAAGATTGATAAGCTGAAAAGACTTTCTGAAGAAATTAGCTGCCCAATTATTACTGCGATGCAAATGAATCGTAGTGGCGAGAACTTCAATCGTAAAGGTGCGGCAGTAGTTGACGATAGCTCCGCAATCGCTCTTTCTGATCGTTTACAATGGTTCGCTTCATTCGTCGCAATCTTCCGTCGCAAGACTGTTGATGAGATCGCAGTAGATGGAGAAAACTTCGGAACTCATAAATTAGTTCCTATCAAAACAAGATTCCAAGGCAAAGATGCTGCTGGACATCACGATCTAGTAAAGCGCAGGAATGAACAAGGAGAAATTTCTTATCAGAACAATTTCCTTAATTTTAATGTAAATAGTTTTAATGTCGAAGAAAAAGGATCTCTTAACGATATCGTTAAACTAGAAAACGAACAGTTCGAACTAAAAGATCAAGAAAAAGAAGATAGCGGAACTCTATGAATGTTAAAGAAATTCTAATCGATCTGGGTTATTCTAACATTTCAGAAGGCCCAAAAGAGTATAGAATGCGCCCTATTTATAGGGATTCA